AATCAATGGTATGGCTACAGCGTAGAAAAAGTTGGAATGTTAGAAGATGCTAATATGTATGAACGAGCGAAGAAGTTCTACGAAAACATCAAAAACAAAGCCTAAACAATTTTTGGGGGTGTGGGTCGTTCCAGCACCCCCGAAAGCAAAGTAAATGGACATACAGAAATTTAAAGATATATTTTATGGATCTAGTAATGCATATGGTCAAACTCGAAAAACAGATGAGTATGACGATAGAGGTAAGCATAAAACTAAATCAATAATTAAAAAAGATCCTGTCACAGAAAAAATGTGGATTGANCATTTNAATGGTGTTGATCCTGCGTTAGGTATCATACCAATAAATGAAGACAGTAAATGTAAGTGGGCATGTATTGATATAGATGTATACACATTAAACCACAAAGAACTTATAGATAAAATTGTAGCAAAGAAATTACCACTAACTGTATTTAGATCTAAGTCTGGTGGTGCACATGTATTTTTATTTACAAAAGAATTTGCTCCTGCTGCATTATTTAGAAACAAATTAAAAGATATTGCTGCAAACATTGGTTATGCAAGATCAGAGATATTTCCAAAACAGAATCATATAAAAAAAGAAAGAGGAGACGTAGGTAGTTTTTTAAATCTTCCATACCACAACGCAAGTCAAACATTACGATATGCTTTTAAAGAAGATGGAACAGCTATGACAATAGAAGAATTTTTTGAGCATTATAAAAATGTTGTAATGACAGAAGAACAGTTGGTTGCGTTAAGTATAAAAGAAGAAAAAATAAAAGAAGATGATCTATTAAAAGGATCACCACCATGTCTAAAAATGCTAGCCAAAGAAGGTATACCAAACGGTAAAAGAAATAATGCTATGTATAACTTTGGTATCTATTGCAAGAAAAGATTTCCTGATACATGGGATACAGAAATTTTTGAATATAATAAAAAGTTTTGTCAACCACCACTAGATAAAAAAGAGATGGATGAATTGATCAAATCAATTACAGGTAAAGACTATCAATATAAATGTAAAGATGAACCTATTGTATCTTTTTGTAATTCTAGAAAATGTGTAAGACAAGAGTTTGGTGTAGGTGATGACTTTACACCAGGGTTAGAGATAAAAGAAATACAGAAGTATACATCTAATCCACCTATCTTTTATGTAACAATAGGAGAGGACATTGTTGAGTGTTCAGCTATTGAATTACACGACCCTGATAAGTTCTCTCTAAAATGTGTAGAACAAATCAATCAAGCTATGTTACCAGTAGCAAAACTTATTTGGAGAAAACAAATTAATAAACTGTTACAAGGTGTTATACCTATAGAAGCTCCAGAAGCTATTAAAACAGATATACAATTGAAAGAATTATTAACTGACTTTATTACTAGAGCAAACGGTAAGAAGATAGAAGACATTAGAAAAGGTGTTGCATTTACAGAAAAAGGAAAAAGCTATTTTAAATTTAAAAGTTTCTGGAATTTTTTATTAAGAAGTAAATCTTGGAATACAAAATACGAAACTACAATGAGAATGTTACAAGTTCTTTTTGAGGCAGAAGAAGAGGTGGCTAAGTTAGATAATAAGTCTACAAGATATCTTATCGTAGAAAATGTTGAGATAGATAAACCTATTATAAGAAATACAAAAATAAAAAAGGCTCCTTTTGCATAGAAAAATTATACATGGTCCACCTGGTACAGGTAAAACTTTTACTCTTACACAGTATCTTGATAAAGAATTAAACGAAAATAAAATAGATCCACAAAAAATTGTATATATATCTTTTAGTAATGCTGCAGCGAGGGAAGCGCGAAGAAGAATAAAAGATGATTTATATCACATAGGCACAATGCATTCTCTAGGATCAAATGAGCTAGAGATTGATACCAATACACAGTTACTAAAAGGAAGCAGATGGAATAGTTTTAAAAACTTCTCACAGATATGTAGAGACCTTTCTTTTGAATCTTATGTAAATGAAGCTGGGTATGTAGAGTATATGAATCCAAATATGAAAGTAATTCAATATTCAAGATCAAGAAATTTAGACTTACAACAAGCAGCGATAGATTTAGATATTATACATTTGATTGATCTTGGTTTTGTAGAACAATTAAATCAGGATTTAAAAAATTTTAAAGATGGTACAGGTATGGTTGAATACTCTGATATGATTTCACAGTTTGTCGATAAGCAAAAATGTCCTGCTATCGATGTTGTGTTTCTTGACGAAGCACAAGATCTAAGTCCTTTGCAATGGGATATGTTTTTTTACATAGAGAGCGTGTCCATTCGCTCTTACGTTGCAGGGGATGATGATCAAACCATTTACACGTTTCAAGGTGCCGATCCTGATATCTTTATAAATCTAAAAGGAGATACAGATCCTCAAATAATATCTAGAAGAGTTCCTAAGAAGATACATAAATTAGCTGAGTCTATATTTCCTTACATGTCACAAAGATTAGATAAAAAATGGAAGCCTAGAGAAGCTGAAGGAAACATATATGAAGATGTAGTGCTAGAAGAATTAGATTTAAACTCTGGTAATTGGATGCTTTTAGCTAGAACAAATAAAATGTTAGAACCTATAAAAGAATACTTATATGATATGAATTTAAGATTTGATGCAAAGAATCATTCTCTATTGCCTGAAGAAATGTTAAATGCATATAGAGTCTGGCAACGTTTGCATCAAGGTGCAACCGTAAATAAAAAAGACGTAGAAGATTTATGGTCTTATCTAACTGTAAAACATGGACACCTTGAAAGAGGATATGCAGGAGGCAAGACACTTAGAAATATAAAAAGTGTTGATCTAGATGAGCTAAGATCTGATCACGGGCTGCGAGCGACGGGGAGCTGGGAAACATTAAATTTTCCTGACGCAAGTAAAGACTACATTAGAACCATTCTAAAGAACGGTGATGATCTAATGAAACCAGCAAGGATAAAGGTATCTACAATACATGGAGTGAAAGGTGAGGAATGTGATAATGTTGTTTTGTATACAGACATTGAAAAAATAATATATGATGCAGCATTGAAAGATTCAGACCCTGAGCACAGATTGTTTTTTGTAGGTATAACAAGAGCAAGAGAAAATTTATATCTCCCACAAGCAATGGGTGATTATCAATATAACATAGGAGGACCAATAGTATGACGGATGTAAAAATGTTTAAAGAACTTATGGCTAAGGATAAGCCACAAAATATCCAGGTAGGAGGATCTCATTACATGTACTTTGACATTCAGCCGTACGAATTTATTTCAAGAAATAATCTTTCGTTCTTTCAGGGCTGTGTTGTGAAGTATGTTTGTAGATACATGCACAAAAACGGAATAGAGGATCTAGATAAAATAATTCCACTATTGCGAATTAGAAAAAAAGAAGTTAAAAGATAAGAAGAAAAAAAAGAAATAATGTTTACAGCACAAACAGAATGGGATTGCCCAGAAAACTTTCCAGATTTATCTGACGCAAAATTTATATCTATTGACTTAGAAACAAAAGATCCTGATCTTAGAGCAAAAGGATCTGGTGCTATACAAGGTCATGGTGAGATTGTAGGTATTGCTATAGCTGTAGAAGGATGGTCAGGTTATTATCCGATTGCACACGAAGGTGGTGGTAATATGGATAAAAGAATTGTTTTAGAATGGTTTAAGAAAGTTTGTGCAACAGATGCTGTAAAAATATTTCACAATGCAATGTACGATGTATGTTGGATAAGAGCATACGGTATACCTATCAATGGTCACATTATAGATACAATGGTTATGGCCTCACTGATTGATGAAAATAGATTATGGTATTCACTAAACAGTGTATCATTTGATTATCTTGGAGAAGTAAAGAATGAGAAAGCTTTAAAGGAAGCTGCAGAGTCTTGGGGTATTGATCCTAAAAAAGAAATGTATAAACTACCTGCAATGTATGTAGGTAATTATGCAGAAAAAGATGCTGAACTTACATTAGAATTATTTAAAGTTTTATCTAGAGAAATAAACAAACAAAACTTAACAAATATATTTGATTTAGAAACACAGTTGTTTCCATGTTTAATTGATATGAAATTTAAAGGTGTCCGTGTCGATATCGAACGTGCTCATAAATTGAAACAGCAGTTAAATACACAGGAAGAGTCACTCCTATTAGAAGTAAAAAAAGAAACAGGACTAGATGTTCAAATATGGGCAGCAAGATCGATAGCCAAAGTATTCGATAAGTTATCTTTAACTTACGCCACAACCGAGAAAACAGGGTCACCTTCATTTACGAAAAATTTCCTTTCCACACATAATCATCCTGTAGTTAAAAGTATAGCAAAGGCTAGAGAGATAAACAAGGCACACACAACTTTTATAGATACAATATTAAAACATCAACATAGAGGTAGAATACATGCAGATATTAACCCTATAAGATCAGATCAAGGTGGTACAGTTACAGGTAGATTCAGTTATTCTAACCCAAACTTACAACAGATACCTGCAAGAAACAAAGAACTAGGACCAATGATTCGTTCTTTATTTATACCAGAAAATAATCATCAATGGGGATGCTTTGACTACTCACAACAAGAACCAAGACTTGTAGTGCATTATGCAGCAACAACTGAACCCATTTGTTTTGATGAATCTGTTTCTAACATCGTAGATAAATTTAAAGATGACTCTGTAGACTTTCACCAAACTGTAGCCAACATGGCCAACATATCTAGAACACAAGCCAAAACGATCAATTTGGGTCTTTTCTATGGTATGGGTAAAGCAAAGCTACAAGCTGAATTAGGTTTAAATACAAAGCAAGAAGCAGAAGAATTATTTAATACTTATCATACCAATGTACCTTTTGTTAGAGATCTGATGAATTACACATCAAAGACAGCTCAAACATCAGGATCTATTGGTACACTGTTGGGACGTAGATGTAGATTTAATAAATGGGAACCTAATCAATTTGGTATGCACAAACCTATGGACTTTGAAGAAGCAGAAAGAACTTATGGTAGAGGTAGAATTAGAAGAGCATTTACATACAAAGCTTTAAATAAATTAATACAAGGATCAGCAGCAGACATGACAAAGAAAGCTATGGTCAATTTATATAATGAAGGCATTGTGCCACACATACAAATTCACGATGAACTAGATATCTCAGTTGAGTCTGATTCTCAAGCTAAAAAAATAATTGAAATTATGGAAAATGCTGTTAGTTTAGAAGTTCCCAATAAAGTTGATTATGAATCAGGTAAAACTTGGGGTGATATTTATGGATAATTATGGCTTACTTAAACGCAAACATACCAGCAACTTACGCTCAAATCAGAAGAGAATATTTATATGATTGTAAAAAACATCATGGAGAAGTTGAAGACTGTATTATCTTCGGCATGTCAGCTATTACTGGGCGTGCTATACTCTTTCACTGTATTATGGAGAGTGGTGCAGTATTTTATCGCCTCCCTATTAGCGCGTTTATTCAACGTGGTTTTAAGGCAGACGAAGTACCACGAA